CATAATACTTCGCCGGTTGAGTCCCCTCTTTATCTTTAACGTCTTTGTCCTGTTTTACTTCATTGATCTGTTTAACTAGGTCAGAGAATGTCTGCATTGTTTCTTCCTCTTGATATTCTGCCTTTAATGCTTTAGGTAATTTGTCCTGTGAGACAAGGGTATTGATATATTTGATAAGTGATTTTGGTTCCAAATCTACCTCTAACGCAGCAGTCTGAGCAAGAGCGCCGGGTGTCATTCTTCTAGCACGATCTTTTGCCATTAATGATGCATATTTTTTCATTCCCGCTTTATATCTTTTAGGATGTACTAAACTATCTATCTTGTCAACAAGTTTACCAACAGCACTTCCGTGGGGGAAAAAAGAAGAAAAGTTAGCCGCAAGGTCTTCTTCTTCACGCAATCGTGGTTCTCTGCGATTTTTAGATGGGTCTTCATTGCGTAGGTTCTTCGGGTCATTGTTTAGTGGGTTGTTGTCTCTATGTCCAACGTCCATACCCTTAACTACCTTGTCACCCATTGCCCTACGAGCCTTATTCCTTGAGGAACGACGAGCAATTTGTTCTGGTGTTCCTTGATAGTTCGCATACTCTTTCTTGTAGTTGCGTTCAGCAATATCTGTTAACCATGACTTGTATACCTTACCGCCTTCTACCATGTAAGAAATGTAATTAGTGCCTTTGCGAACAACCTCACCTGTACCATGTTCTGTCTCTACAGACTCACCTACGTTCCAGATTTTACCTGTGAGGTATGCATCACGCAATGAATCATAATCGTCACCCATCTCGCGTTCTTCACGCACACCCATGAACTTACGAACATCCAAATACATTTTCTTTGCATCAGGTTCTTTCAGAGGCGAACCCTTCTTGAATGTATCAAAGTCTCCATCTTGCGCTGCCTTTCTCATGACTGATGCCGATATGGCTTCAGTTGGATCAGCGCTGTCAGGATCGCGCTCACCAGAGCTGACAACCTTCACGCCATCTGGGAAGTCAAAAACAATATTACCCTTCTTGTCAGGTTTCCCGTTATATGTGTCTAGTAGGCGCTGGAACTCTTGAATTCTGTCACTTCCTGCCACCATTATAAGTTGAGTATAACCCTCTTCATTCAACTTGGTTGCTGCTTGAATAAATGTTTTAACAGACTTATCTGCCATAATAGACTTAGCATGTTTAGACCCAAATGATTTTTTAGCGTATGCAACCTTCTTGGGAAATGGAAGCGGGTCTTTGGGTCCAGTGGTTTGAGATAGATAAATCCTATATGGATTACTTCCAGCAACAGACTTTACTTTATCTGCAAGCTTGAGGTGTCCGATTGTGGGTGGATTCATTCTCCCAAATGCCATTACAACCATACCGCGAGATTCAGTTAACTCTTTAAACCTAAGCATCATCGCCCCTCATTGCATCTCTTGACTTTTTAATTCTTTCAGCTTCATTTGCTTTAAGTTTCAATGCTAATTTTTTAGAGCCCTTATCAATCTTTTTACCATACTTCTGCATGATCTGTTGATCAATCATAGTTCTTCGTTGAACTGACTGATTTTTATAATCGGGAAAGAATTTGTCTCTATAACCCTGTATCAATTTTTTACGAGCGATCATTAACAGTTTAGCAGGGTCACGCATCTTGAGTGCGGCACGTTTCTTTTTAGCCTGAAATGCGGGAGATCGTTGGAGTTTTGCCATACGACGAGCAAGTTTTTTACGTTGTGTTACGCTTACAACACCCTCGTATAATTCTAGAAATGTTTTCATTTGTCCCATGCCTTTATAGCAGTGAAGTTGTTGAACGAGAACTCCATGCGGTCTACTAATTTTACCGCTCCACCACTAACTCTGTCAATAGCAACATATCCTTCGGGATTTGTCACCTTAAATCCATTTGAGGTCTTAATAAAAGTATCGGTCAAACCCTTCACACTATTTAGTTTATTTACGATTTGTGACTTCGCATCGACCAATAAGTTCTGGAAAGTGATGATTTGTGTTAGATTTTGAGTATGTTTCTTGACTTCACGCACATACTCTTTCTGCATGTCAGTATATTTCTTTTTACCAGCTGGTGATTTTGCTTTGTCAATCTGTTTCTGAATGGAGTCAAACACCCACTTCTCATACCCTTTCGCATGTGCGGCAGGATTACTGATCTTCTCTCCCGCACGAACCTTTGAGTTATTGTAAGTCTTGAGAGATGCACCAGCAATCGCACCTGTCATACCATTCTGTACCACTAAGAACTTACGCAACCCATTTGCATTGATACGTTGAAAGGTTTTACCAGTTTGTGATAGTACAGCAGTAATTTTATCAGTCTCTTTGGCAGTGAATGTTGCCCTACCAGATGCATCCTTATAGGTCGCATCATCCATCCACACACTAGAAGGTTTCTTTAACCCCTTAATGTCTGCACCAAATGATGCCTTCATTCCCTGTAGAGTAGACCCTGTGTATGTGGTGTGCCAGACGATACCAACCTTTGCACGATTGATAGTCTTACCTAATACGCTATCAACAGGTATAGCATAGACAATAGTATTAGGCTGAAAAGTGTAATATTTAACGCCATCGATAGTGTCTGTTTCCACATCATTCGTGAACATGAGGTCACCTTGGAGTACCCCCTTGATACCCAACTTAGAAAACTCTCTAAGTGCAACTTTAAACTTTTCATTTAATGCTCCAGATAAATCGTCATCAATTTCCTTTTCTGTTTTATATAATTTAGGTGAGACGTTGAATACAGACTTCTTCGCAACAAAAAAGTCACCTGTCTCTGGCTCAATACCAGCGAAGATGGCTGGCGCACCGTCCCACTTAACCGTCATGTTTACACTAGAACGTGCAGAACCCGCTAACATATCACGCAATGATTGTAGGAAGTTAATTGCAGCTCGTCCACCCTCAACACCATAGTTGAGTATTTCATCTTCTATGTGTTCTAGGTGAAGGTTCTTGCCACCCTTGTCTTCTGTGAGTTCTGAAAATGACATCATTAAAATTTCACTTTCGGGTCGCCATTCTTTACATCAATACTCAACCCCAATATTTCTAACACCTTATCTATACTAGAAACAAGTAATGCCTTAACTTTTTTCCATATGAAAGACAACATTTTTTTGAGCATGTTCTTTAAGAAATTAACACCAAATTTAACACCCTTTATTACCTTATCGAATAATCCTTCTTGAATACATTCTTGTTCAGCGTATTCATATGCTTCTTTAAATATACCTTTAGTCGCAGTCCACGCACCTTTACCTGTTCCTGCTGTTTTAAATGATATGTTAAATGATGTTTGTGATGCAACATAGTCAACATACTTATCATCTATTTTGACATAATCAGATTTTCCTGCTTCATCAAACTTTAGAATGTGTGTTGCTGCTGGTAGTGGGTCTTTAAATTTTTGATTACCTGTCATGGCCTCACGAACAACTTCTCTGTTTACCTCTGGTGTTGACAATAGCTCTTGAAGTGTCTTAGTCATTTCAGTTTGGTTCTCTAATGCATCCTTTACCCAATTCGTTAAATCGTCATCTACCCCAGCTTTGATTGCCCTTTTAAAATCATTAATTTGTCCACCAGCTGGTAATTTGAAAGAAACAAAATCCTTTTCAATTTTGTTAGATAACTTATTCCAAGATGCATCTAGTGCTTTTGATTTTATGTTATTGGGTAGATTGTCATATGCGGCACCAAGAGTAGCAAGTGTTTCTGCCTTACCACCAGACATTAATTGTGACCCACCGTATTTTTTTAAACTAATATGTTGACTACCAATATACATGTCAGTTTTTGGTGTTTTTGTAGAACCACCAGCTGGTTTACCTGTAGTTTTAATAAAATAAGAATTCCACTTTGATGTTAATGGTGCATTACCAGAACCAAAGTGTTTCATAGTACCTGATGGACTAGGAAAAGAGTTTTTTACAATACTGTCTCCTACTTCCATCCATTCGTTATAGAGTGGTTTCCAATCAGTTTCAGCAGATTTAATTGCTTGTTCTTTATCCTGTTTCAAGGATTTCATATTGTACGCGGCGCAAATTATATTTTCGAATTCTGCACCTCTTGGTTTCTTTGCTTCAGAAAGTAGATTCTGAATCTTATCTACATGAGGAGTGTATGATTCTGTGCGGGGGCGTAATTGCCGTACATAGTGATTGAGGTTAGACATTCAACTGCTCCATGTGTGTTATATTCTATTTATATAACATAGAACTTGATGGGTGTCAATTAAATAAAGTCTTCTAAACTTCCAACTTCTTTTTTCGCAAAACGTCCGATCAGACGCTCTGACTTTCCCATATTCCCTATTGTCGCTGTAGATAGGTCTGTATAGCACACTGTGGTGAACCTCTGGCCTGCGCCACGAATAGGTGTAACACAATGTAAACTCTTTGAATCCGCGATACACACGCAGTTATCTGGAAGGTCTACCCCCACACCCCAGCGAGGGAATGAGAGATACGCTCCCTCGTAGTCACCTTGACGATGGCAACTCATAGTAGTATACTCAACATCCTTCCCATCGCTATGAACACCCATGGCTTTACTCTGCATTGCACTGTACCGATTAGCACTCAGGGTGGTGATCATACCATGACGATGCTCTGGTGCGATTGCTTCTTCTGCGAACCTTTTCTGTCTATTGTAAATCTCTGGCGCAGCTTTCTCAAATGCACGTTCAACGTCTTCACATAGAGGTTTCAGTGCTTCCCACTTGTCTGGGTTAGCCATATTTATCTTCCCTGTGAAGCGACCTCTTTTAACACCGATCATGACTGAATTGATTTCGTTGGAATATGCGATCATACCCCAACCACCGCTCTTAGTGCGAGTATGGTAGGAGTTTGGGCTACGAAGTTTATAGTGTTCACCCTCAATCAATCCCCTCTTTGCCATCTCTACGGGGTCAATAGGGCCTGAGCAGTTCGCTCTCATAACTGAACTATCTTCAATCCCATACAGAACATCACGCATATCATCATTCGAAAATGCATTTGTCACTACATATGCAATAGGTACACCCCCGCCGTCAAGAGTAGAATCTGGACGCATGATAACAGTATCCTCTGTTACATGGATAATATCATCAAGATCAGACTCGTCGTAAAACTTTCCATTCCATTTATCGAAAGTGGCTTTCTCTCCAAAATCATTCTGTGCGATTATATGCTTCATGACATCTCCATTTTATCAAACATTTCTTGAATTATATATTTGCTATCATAATAAGAATATACCTCGTATGATTTATTTCTATAATCATTCCTTAGCTCTTCATTAGCAGACAGCTCTTGCACCAAATCTCTGCACTCTTCCATGTTGTCATTAGAAAGCCATATTGTTCCACTATCTAATTCTGTTAAAGGTTTATCATAGTAACGATGAATACAAATATCCCCGTATTCTTTTCTGAACACAGGTATTGCTCCAACTGCAACAATTTCTAAGTGAGTAAACTCTAAGCTTTTCTCTAAGAACTTTTCATCTAAGATACTGAGCTGATATCCAAAACCACATCGTGACATTCTTTCTAGCATTTCCTCATTTATATATTGAGAGAAAACAGTGGCTTTTTCTCCGTATCTATCTTGCAAGTCTATATCATTTGGATTTAGACCTAGGCAATCATGAAACTCAAAATCTCTTTTGAATTCTATGAAAACTGGACTTTTTTCTATTCCTTCAAATGTAGTTAGATGGCCAATATCTTTAAGATAATTATGCCAACTGAACATCAAGTCATAACCTTTCCACCGTGCAGTTCTTCCTACCCATTTGTGGTGCTTAGGGTCTTGCTGGTCTACTGGCTTTCGGTATTTTTTATGCTCTGCAAAGTTTATTGCAGGCTGCCGTAAATGTATTTCTCTTTCTCTCATGTCGAACAGGTTTGGCGTCTTGACCATATCTGCAAAATCACTCGTTGTAGAGTGAGCAAATATCATATCTACTTTTTCTATTGAATCTAAAAGAAGATTTTGTGCATTTCTTCTCAAGCTTGATTTATTATGGTCATGCTGAAAAGATACTTTCTTAACATTCAAATCAAATAATTTAGCGAAGTTATTGATACATTTCTGACTATGGTCCGTGGATGGCAGAGAGCTGAAGATAACTGCGTCAGAGGATTTACATCCCTCATAAACTTGATCAAAATCGTCATTGTCAAATCGAACATGAACTAAGTTCTTGATATTATGAGAGCTGTTCCTTGACCATTTTTTGTCTTTAGATGCATAGACGGTTACAGTGTGACCATTATCTTCTAGCCAAGTTTCCCACTCGACAGAATTTTTGGTCACACCGCATCCTTCAATACCTCTACCTAATACTATAGAGATTTTCATGAAATTTTATCTATCATTTAGGCATATAGTCCTCATACTTCATAGTCTTACCGCTGTGTGCATTAGGGCAGTAAGTCTTCAGATTTTCAGGCGCAAGATTATTTAGATTGCGGTCAACGTGGTCTACTTGCAAACCCTTTTTATAATTTACTAAACGCTCTTCCTCAGAAAGAG